TCATAAAGCAAAAACTGAAGGTCAAACAATAAAACAATTTATTTTAAAAAACTGGGGTAATAGTGAATCTGATTATGATTATTCTATGTTTGAAAATAGGGGAATTGATATTGAGGCAGAAACAAAGAATATTAAAGAACCAAGTAAATTGGATTCATTTTTAGACTCAGTTGGGTTAGGAAGTCTGACAGGTGCTAAAGCTGGTGATAAAGAAAGTCAAAAAGAGTTAGTTTCAAAGGTTGAGAATGAAAAAGACGTTAAAGATACTGGCGATGGATTTGAAATTTTTGGATATAAAGTTGACGATATATTAGATAAAATTGGTGATTTATTACCTCAATTTGAATCAGAACAAGAAAAAAAGAATCTTTTAGAAGATATTGAAAGAATTAAATCAAAAATGATTAAATAAAAAAAAGGGACTGAAAAGTCCCTTTTTAATTGGTGGAGGTGCTGGGTTTCGAACCCAGGTCCAAAAATGTTTACGATAAAACACTACACGTTTAGGATAATGTTAGTTCTTAACATTCCAAAATATTCTGTTTAGATTAACCTTCCGTAACAGACAAACAAGGTTTTTGTTTCTTTTCGGGTAGAAACCACACCACGGTACAAGCTTCTGTTGCAAGGTTATATGCTCACCGACCCCGTTGTATACTAATCTTAGATTAGGCTACAGTTACTTCTTCAGTACGGATTAAACCGAGTGTAGAAAGTTTTGCAATTGTGTTGCCGTTTGTGTTTTAAACCAGTTTTACAGGGTTAGTTTAGCCCCGACGTGCGTTTTATGACAGATTCATACCTGTCAAATCCAAAAACATCCCCATATCTTCAAAGAACTATGTTACAAAGATATAAATATATTCTTCTTTTACCAAGTATTTATAAAAAAAAGTTTAATGAGTGTATTATACGAAACATTAGTAGAGTTTGCCAATGGAGAGACTACGGCTAATCGTGTTAGTTTTTTTGATTCGGAAGGTATTGTTCGTGTTACAAGAGTAAATGAAAAAAATCTTGGTAAATCGTTGGTTTATTTGAATTTTGATTATGAAGATTATATTAAACTTTTTATTCCTAATGATGGGTATAATAATAGCTATTTAATAAATGTTGCATTTAGCAGTAGTGGGTATTATGGTGGTCATATATTTATTGATTCGTATACTGTTGATAATGATTGGGACGAAGGGTACGGACTTCAGTTTTTCAACGACGAAAATTTGGGTAAGGTTAAAGAGATTTTGACTTTTCTACGACCTGAATTATCTGATAGTAATTTAAGAGATGCTAGTGGTGAAAATATTGTTGAAATATCTAATTTTTTAAGACAAGAGTTTGATAACGAAATAGACCAAATAATTTATGAATATACCGATTATTATGACAGTGCGTTAGTTGAGGGAATGAAACAATATGTTAAAGAAAGGTTTTGTGGTAAACTTATAAATTTTGGAATAATTGAAAAAAGGTGTGGGTCAGTTTATATGACAACAGTTTCTACCTTAATTTCTTTGTGGGATAAGTCAGGTGTTGGTGAGGATGGTACTTTAACAGATGTTCTTAAAACTATTATTGAACAAAATAATTTACAATTTGATGAGGATTTGTTTGAAGATTATTATTCATTTTATGAAAGTAAAAACTTTGACGATGAAGGATATAACCGTGAGGTAGGTAGACAGTTAGATAAAATATTAAATAAAATTGAGGAAGGTGATAATTTTGAAAAATATAAAAAGAACGCTGATTTATATGAAAAATTATCAAAGTTAAAATATAACAAATTTAACAGGTGGTATGAGTTCCCAAAACAAAAATCATTTGGGGAAGAATCAGACGCCAGATTCAAGATAGTCGGTATTAAAGATGGAAAAATACACGTTCAAAGACAGGATGGACCTACCACCAATGAATTCTTGGATTACGAAAATTTCTTGAACTTTTTATATCATCCTGAATTGTTTTAATAAAAAAATAGCTTATCTTTATGAGCTATGATAGAAAATGTTGATTTCTTAAAAAAGGTATTGTCAATACCTACAAAATCATTCAAAGAAGATTTGATGATTGAATTTTTAATTGAGTATTTAACCGAAAAAAAACACAATTTTAAAGTTGATGACTTTGGGAATGTCTATGTCACCAAAGGTGTACTTGACGAAGGTGAATCTTACCCTTGTATTGTTGCTCACACTGACACTGTCCATAATATTGACACTATCAATATCCGTGAAGAACAACTTTACGACTCAAAACGTAATCTTAGTTTATCACTAAAGGCTTATAATGATTTTGGTGACCCAACAGGTATTGGCGGGGATGATAAATGTGGTGTCTTTGCTTGTCTTCAGTTGTTGGAAGTATTTGACAAAATCAAAGTTGCTTTATTCGTTTCAGAAGAAGTAGGTTGTTTGGGTTCAAAAGAAGCTGATAGAGAATTCTTCAGTAATGTGGGCTACGCAATTCAATTTGATGCACCTGACGACTACATGGTAACAGAATATTGTTATGGTGTTAAAGTATTTGAAACTGATTCTGAATTTGAAACAAAGGCTAAAAAAGTTCTTTCTGAAGGTATGTTGTCTGAACCAAAATACATGCAACACCCTTATACTGATGTTTGGCAGTTACGTAAGAAGTTTGATTTTTCTTGTATCAACTTCTCAATCGGTTATCACAACTATCACACACCAAATGAGTATGTTGTTGTTCATGAAGTTTTCGCTGGAATGAATACAGGTAAAAAACTGATTGAAGAACTTGGTAATCAGAAATACCAATTCATACACAGTTCACAAATGTTTAATTTCTAACAATAAAAAAAGGGGGTTTATTCCCCCTTTTTCTTTCTTACTCTTTTCGGTTTCGGTGTTTCATCAGGTTGAGGTTCAACTTCTGATATTGACACTTCCTCTTCATTGATTTCAATGTTGTAGAACTTATCAAGTACAATCTTTTCACGTAATACTTCGTCAGAGATGTAATCTTCAATCTTTTCTTGGATTGCTCTTTTCAATGGACGAGCTCCGTATACTTCATCAAATCCAACTTTTGAAACAAAGTCAATTACTGATTGACCGAAGCTGATATTGTAACCCAAGTTAGTCAAACGTGATTTCAATTTGTTAACTTCAACTAAAACAATCTTTTGAACGTCATCATTTTGAAGAGTGTTGAATACGATTACTTCATCTAAACGATTGATGAACTCAGGTGCAAAGTGGTTCTTCAATTCTTTGTTCAACATTGTCTTCTTCAATTCTTCATTAGCGTAAACGTTGTTTTTGCCACTAAATCCGATACCCGCTCCAAACTCTTGCATCTTTTTTACCCCAAGATTTGAAGTCATGATAATCAAACAGTTTTTGAAGTTGATTTTTCTTCCAAAACTATCTGTCATGTAACCTTCATCTAATAGTTGAAGTAATGCTGAGAAGATATCTTTGTGAGCTTTCTCTACTTCATCAAATAATACTACAGAGTATGGTTTTGTTTTAACTTGTTCTGTAAGTTGTCCACCTTCATCATAACCTACGTAACCTGGAGGTGAACCAATCAAACGAGATACTGTGTGTTTCTCTTGGAATTCGGACATATCAACTCGGATAAGACTTTCATCACTACCAAAGATTTGTCTTGCCAATTCTTTTGCCAATAATGTCTTACCAACACCTGTTGAACCTAAAAAGATGAATGAACCAATTGGTTTGTTTGGGTCTTTAATTCCTAATCTGTTTCTACGGATTGATTTGGCAATCTTTGTGATTGCTTCTTTTTGTCCAATAACACACTTATTCAATTCTTCTTCTAAATTGATAAGAGTGTTCTTATCATCCAAACTAAGTTTTGTTAGTGGGATTTTTGTCATCGTTGAAACAACTTCATAAACAAGTTCTTCAGAAATTGCCTTTCTATTTTCCAATAAAGTCTGTTCAAACTTTTTCTTTTCAATATCAAGTTGTGATAAAACTTTCTTTTCTTTATCTCTAAGATTTGCAGCTTCTTCGTAGTTCTGTTTTTTAACTACGAGTAATTTTTGTTGTTTAATCTCTAACGCTTGACGTTTCAATTCGTCAATAATTTCAGGATTTTTAACATCTACTTGTGCTCTTGCTCCAACTTCATCCAAAATATCAAAAGCTTTATCAGGAAACTCACGGTCTGTAATATATCGTTCAGCCAAATCAACACAGATTTGTAGAATTTCATCTGTATAATTTACCTTATGATAATTTTCGTATCTATCCTTAACATTTTTAAGAATTTGTAACGTTTCTTCTTTTGTTGAAGAACTAACAATTACTTTTTGGAAACGACGGTCTAACGCTCCGTCCTTTTCAATTTGTTTTTTGTATTCATCCAATGTGGTAGCTCCAATACATTGTATTTCACCTCGTGAAAGAGCTGGTTTTAAGATATTAGATGCGTCCATTGAACCTGATGCGTTACCCGCTCCAACAATGGTATGGATTTCATCAATGAAAAGAATAACATTTGGGTTTGCTTGAATTTCTTCCAAGATAACCTTTAATCTTTCTTCAAATTGTCCACGATACTTTGTTCCCGCAACAACCGAGTTCATCTCTAACGATAGAATACGTTTGTCTACAAGATTTCTTGGACAATCACCATCAAAAATCTTCATTGCCAATCCTTCTACGATTGCGGTTTTACCACAACCAGGTTCACCGATGATAATTGGGTTATTTTTCTTTCTTCTTGAAAGAATTTGTGCAATACGTAATATTTCGTCTTCCCTACCGACAACGGGGTCTAACTTACCTTCTTCGGCAAGTTTAATAAGGTCACGACTAAAATTGTCTAACACAGGTGTAGAAGAGTTTGATTCTACTTTTTTTGGTGCTTTACCGCTTTCACCTACTGAATCTGTCATAAAATAGTTTTTATTAAAATTAAATGAATTTGAGTTTAAATTCAACTACAAATATAAATCAAAATTATTTATCATTAAAAAAAAAGTTATGGCAATTACAAAAGAAACAATCAATGGGACAAATATTATTTGTGAAATTGAATCATCTAACATCACTAAAACAGATTTCAATACTGAGAGTAAAAAACTAATTGTTGATTTTAAAACTGGTGCTCAGTATGAATATGAGGGAGTTCCTCATGAGGTTTACACAAGATTTAGAATGGCTGAATCACAGGGAAGTTTTTTCAATAAAAACATTGCAAAATCGTACAAATACAAAAGATTGTGATTAGTTGATATTTATTATTTGTGAAAGATAATAATATAATTAAAAGTTTCTTTTCTAAAGATGAGCTCAACTCAAAAATTTGGGATGAAAACCAGCATTTGAGAAAAGATGTTCGTGAAAAACTTTTAAAAACTGCAAACGAGTTTATTGATTTTATTGGTGTTCCATTATTAATCGAAGATGTAATTTTTACAGGTTCTTTAGCAAATTACAATTGGTCAGAATATTCAGATATTGATTTACACGTTGTTTGTGATTTTATTCAGTTTTCTGATACAGAACTTTCTCTTTATGAGGAACTATTCAAAGTAAAAAAAACTATTTTTAACACAAATCACGATATTAAAATATTTGGTTATGAAGTTGAACTTTATGTTCAAAACGCCACTGAAGCACATTTTAGTTCAGGTGTTTATTCTGTACTATATGATGATTGGGACGTTAAACCTGAAAAAGAGGATTCAAATATTGATACTAAAATTCTTAAATCAAAAATTAATCACTGGAAAGCTCAAATTGATACTGTAGTTGATAATGCGACTGAAAAAGATATTGATGAAGCAAGAGAGTATATTAAAAAGTTCAAAGAAAAATTAAAAAAATATCGTAGTTCAGGGTTAAAAAAAGAGGGTGAGTATTCTTATGAAAATTTGGTATTTAAATACTTAAGAAGGAGTGATTATTTAGAAAAATTGTTCAATTTAGAAAATAATCTTTTAGATAAAGAACTTTCTTTGACCGAACAAAAACTAGATTTTTTACTTAATCTAAAAAAATCTTAATTTTCCGTATATTTATTAAGAAAACTTAAATTATGGCACAGTTTTCTTCGGGAACGTATACTTATAAACTTATAAATTATACAGGTGTAACTAATTGTGAGGCATGTACCTCATCAATACAACCACATCCAGTATACAGTAGTATGTCAAATTCTGCCGATACTATTGTTCAACTAACTGCAATAACCCTTGGCGGATTTAATGGATTAAATAATTAAAAAAAATGAGTAAAATAAAACCAATTGGTAGTGAAAAACTACAGGGCGTTGAGAAGTTGCAAAGAATGATGCAAATTGCAACATATAAAGAGAATTTACCAAATTCTATAAATGAGACATCTTCTATTGATTATAGAATAACTTTAGCTGATGGTAATAGATATGCAATTGTTAAAGAACGATTAGGTTATATTATTAAAAAAGAAATTAATGAGTCAACATCAGAGTATATTGACAATATTAAAAATAGAAAACATTTCTCTTCATATTCAGCAGCTATGAAAAAATTAAATTTAATGGCTGGTGAAATTAATAGAGTTAATGGTATTAGTGAAGGAATATCTTTATTCACTGAAGATAAAAAATATATGTTGAAAACTCCTCAGCCAACTGCTGAAGCACCTTCAGATTTACCACCGGCACCTGAACCCGCACCTGCTCCATCACCTGCACCTGAAGACGCAATGTCAACTCCTCCATCAGATGAGGAATTACCAATAGCTCCTGAAGGTGAAGAACTACCTATGGATGATATGGGTGATATGGAAGGAATGGATGATATGGGTGGAGAACCATCAGAAGGTGGAGAAGGAGAACCTACTACATTTAAATCAATTCAAAAGTTAACTGGTAAGTTGGCTCAAAAGATTAGAGATTATTCAGGTGAAGACGAGTTATCAAGTAAAGATGTGAAATATGTTATTAATTCAATTTTATCGTCTTTAGATTTAAATTCATTGGATGAAGATGACAAAGAAGAAATCTTAACAAGATTTGATGGTGAAGAAGAATCTGACTACGGAATGGAAGACATGGGTTCTGAAGAAGATGACGTTGATATTGATACTGAAATTGATTTGGACACTGAAGAAGAACCGGCACCTGAAGAAATGGGTGAAGGATGGATGGACGAAATGGAATTTAAAGAAGAAAATTTTGTTAATTCGGCTTTACAAACTATATTTAACGAGTCTACAATCGAAAAAGTTCTTAAAGGTTATGTTGTTATCAGTGAAAACGAAAAAAAGTTTTTAAAAGATAAAAAGAAAACTCAAAAGACAATTTCTGAATCAAGAAAGGTTAGATATTCAAAAGAAATTGAAAGATTATCAATTACAGAAGAACAAAAAGAAATATCAAATAGAATTGTTGAGAATTTCCCATTTATAACTTTTGTGGGTAAAACAAATAAAGGTAATTTAGTATTTGAAAATAAAAACAAACAACTTAAGGTGTCTCCAGAAGGTAATATCTTATGAGTTATTTAGTTTTTGTTAACGGATTAGGTGCGAATTATAGAGGAAACAAAACTTACGAGTTTATTTTCTCAGAAACAACTGACGTATTTGGTGATGATTGGGATACAGTTCCTGCTAACGGAAACCCAACACCACCTGATACTGAAGAAATTAAAAAAGTAGGAGTGTTGAATAGAGACGGAATAGATATGGAGCTCGTTCAAAACTCCGATTTTTTTTGTATGAAAGATGCAATTGACAAAGTGATTGCATTGGCTTGGGAGAAAGATAGTGATAAAGATGATAGATTAGTTTTTCACTTTGGAATGACAGAAAAAGAAGTTAAAGATAAACTATACGAAAAGGATATAATCCTTGAGTATTATAAAGAGTTCGAAGAAAATGGTAACAAAAAAACAAATTCAAGAAATTCTTAAGACGGGATTTAGTAAAAATATTTTATCTAAAATGTCTGAGAGTCAAATCAAAAAATTACACGAGATGGTAAATGCTATTGGTTTTGTGGGAATGGACAAACCAATCGGAAGAATGGAAACTAAGGAACAAACTGGTAAAGTTACTATGAAAGAACCTGTTGATGCTGGTAAAATTAAAGCTTTGACTGATAAAGGTATTAACGTCGAACTAGGTGAAACAAAATCAAAAAAAAGAAAAAAGAAAGAAGTTGAAAAAAATCCTTGGGCTATTTGTACTTCTTCATTAGATTTAGAAGGTAAAAAGAAAGATGACTATACTAAAACTGAAAAGAAAAAATTTGAAAGATGTGTTCTTGATGTCAAAGAGTCATTAAAAGAAGGTAAAAATCCGTATGAAGTAATTTTGGAACGAAAAATGAGAGATATCGTTGAAGAAAATTTAAGACCTACTATGACTAAAAAAGATTTGATTAACAGTATTTTAGAATCACAAACTAAAGAAAAGACTAAGGAAAAGGAAAAGACAACTACTCCGACTAGAAGAAGTCCTTTCCAGCCAGCTCCAGATTCGGCTCCAAAACCAAAAGGTTCAGGAACTAAAGAAAAGGAAAAAACTAAAGAAAAGGAAAAAACAACAACTCCAACTAGAAGAAGTCCTTTCCAACCAGCCCCTAACACAGACCCAAGACCAAAAGGTGAATTACCATCATATTTAAGTTTTGGTAAAATGAATATTAAATTAAAAGGTGAGTAAGATGAAAAAAGAACAATTAGTAAAAAGATTGGTTAATCGAGTTAATGAGGCACCTATCGGATACGAAGGACCTGAAAGAATGGCTCCTGATATCCAATCTAAATTTGAAAAAGGTGAAACACCTCATTCGGGTAGTAAGGCATTTCCTGAAATAACACCTGAAGGACCAGATAAACCATCTAACTTTGAGCAACTTATTGCATCACAAAGATTTAAAGATGTTATCGGTAGATTAAAAAGATATACAGGTCTTCAAGATGTTACATCACAGAATTCAATGATGACACTTCAAATGATGGTGATGAATGCTATGCAAGAAATCACTCAAATTGAATCTGAAAACAAAGAATACTTGGAAGAACTTGCAATTGAATTAGTTCAAAAAGAATTTGGTATTCCTGAAGGAGCATTACAATATGATGTAAAGTTGGTTCAACCAAATGATATTGACTCAAGTAAGTTATCACCTAAAGGTGAGGAACCAAGTGAGGAAGATATTGAAAATATGTTTGGTTCTGAAGAAGAACAAGAACAACTTGAAGATTTCATGGATTCGTTTGAAAAATTTGATTTGGAAAAAGCAAAAAGAAGATTTATCAACTCACTTATTCAGGGAGCTGCTAAACAATCTTCTTATATGTTTGAATTATTAAATAGAGAATTAAACGCTATCAACCCAAGATTGTTGAATATGTATGGTGTCTTTATGTCATTTGCGGATTCACTTTATTGGTTAATGCCTGACTCAATGGTTCAAGGTATGGCAGGTGGTGGAGAATCTACTTATGGTATGTCAGAATTGGACGCTAAGACTGACCCACCGACAGTAAAAGCTCGTGGTGTTAATTTACCAATCCTTATTCATGAACTTGCTAAAGGTGTTATGGAAATCGCTGGTACATACGGATTACCAAAAGATAAGACAAGACAAGAAGCTGTTATTAATTCACAAGATACGGTTGTCGGTGAAATTTGGGACATGAGATTAGGACCAGTTATTTGGCAAAAGTTCCGTGAGTCTTATCCTGATGAATTATTTGATGATGATAAGAGAAACTTACAACAATATTTCCTTGTAAAGTTTGCAGAACTTACACCAAACGAATTTTTTGCAATGGCTCGTGAAATTTTATCAGGTTCACCAAAAGGAAAGAAAATGGTAAAAGACATGGTTGATGAAATCATAGAGGAATTAAAAGGATATGAGTATGAAGATACTATGAAGAAATATGAGGACGATGACGATGACGATGATGAGGATTTTGACGATTTCTTAAAAGGATTAGGTATCAACTAAAAACTTTAAAACCCTTCAGAGATGAAGGGTTTTCTATTTTATGATAAATTTTATATTTATAGTATATGAGTTTATCTAAAGAAGCCGTTTTAATGGAGTATGCCAAGTGTATGAAATCAACACCATACGCCCTTAAAACTTATTTACAGACATATGACAACACTGTTTCAAAGTATGTCCCGTTAGAGTTATTCCCTGACCAAATTAGTTTGGTTGAGGATTACGAGAATTATAATGAAAATATTGCATTAAAGTATAGACAGGCTGGTGTATCTACGGTAACCGCTGCTTGGTCATCTAAGAAACTTGTTTTTGCCAAAAAGAATAGTCCTGAAAAGGTTTTGATTATTGCAAACAAATTGGATACTGCGGTAGAGGTAGCAAATAAAATTAGAGGATTTACCGACCAATGGCCCAGTTGGGTTGGTGTTGGGTTTTCATCTGAAAAGAACTCACAAAGACATTTTAAATTAACTAACGGATGCGAAGTTAAGGCAGTTGCTACATCTAAGGATGCTCTTCGTGGTTATACACCAACAATATTAATATTTGACGAGGCTGCGTATATTGAAGCTGATAGTGATTTTTGGGCGGCTTGTATGGCATCCTTATCCACAGGTGGTAAGGTGATAGTTGTATCAACACCAAACGGATATGATGCTATCTATTATGAAATTTACGACCAAGCGTTAAAGGGAATGAATGAATTTAAGGTTTCCGAAATGGTTTGGTGGAAAGACCCGAGATATGCCAA